GATATCGACCGCCGGCACTGCGGTAGTCCAGGCGCTTCCGGTATACCGATACAGCTTGTTATCCGTCGTGAGGAACACCATCCGCCCGACGAAGAGATTGGTCGACGGAAGCGAAGAGATGATCTCATAACCCGTCTTGACCTTCGAGACCGAGAACACTCTGGTGTAGGTAACCCCGTCGTAGACCACCGAGAAGGTCAAGGTTCCCGTTTCGCCGCTCATGGCGGTCACGCGGTAGTACCCCTTGGGCTGTCCGCTGACGGGGGTGTTTGCTGCCGTATTAATCGTTCCTGTCAGGCCGCTCGCCGTCGCCGACAGAGTGGCCGAAGCCGTCACGTCGGTCGCACCGCTGTAGACCGTTAGCTGGCCATCGATACCCGCGAACGACGGGACGCTGCCATCTGCATACGCAAAGACCGTTACCGCCGTTTTGGACAACGTGGCATCAATCGCGTTGACCCCGTTGCTACCGTTCGATCCGTTTGTTCCATTCGTCCCGTTGGCTCCGTCCTGCGCAATCAAGCTCGCGGCAGCCCACTCACTAGAAGCAATTGTGTCCGTGGCCGAAGTTCCGAGGGCGGTCGCAGTCGTCATCCAACGATACGCACCACCCGTGGTTGGCATGGTCTGTGACCAACCATTATTGACGCCGGAAGCCGCGCCAGACGAGAAGGTGTATGTGACATTGGCAGACGGCAGTGCGGGAGCCGTTGTAGTCGTAGTCCGCTGGAACAGATACACCGTTGCGGTATTGATGCCAGGAGATCCATCCTGCACAAGAAGCGCTGGACTGCCCCACTCATTGGCCGCAATCGTATCTGTGGCGGCCGTGGAGACGGCGGACGCGGCGATAACGTACAGTGGGTTGGTGCCTGACGGAATGGTTTTTGACCAACCGTTGGCAAGTGTCCCCGTCGTGATAGTGCCGGACGCGAACTCGAAGGTGACTGCACCCGGATTGTCTGTCGGCGCAACCGTAGTCCGCTTGTACGCCAGCACCTGGGCTACGTTGTTGCCGTTTGACCCAACGATTCCCGCAATGGATTTCGACAGGGTGAACACTTTCTGAATGGTCACGCCCTTATAAACCGCCTGCATCGTGTAGGACGCTGTTGTGGCGGACATCGAGGTCACCGAGTAAACGCCCGACGAGTTGATCGTTCCGGAGCAGTTAGACTCAGCGACCTCGCTGAAGGTCGCAAGACTGGTAACGTCGATCGAGCCTTCGTAGACCTTGAATGCGCCCGTCGCGGTGGCGAAGCTAGTCACGGTGCCGTCGTTGGTCGCAGACAAGCTCACCGACTCGTTGGTCAGCAATGCGGTTACTAGGATTCCCGTAGGCGATCCAAACGCCGGGGTTGTCGCCACAAACGCCGATTTGTTGTTGCTCGCGTCGACCGAGCGGACCCAGTAGTAGTACGAGAGCGCCGGGTTGTCGGCACCGAGATCCGAGAACACGCTCTGCGTACTGTCGGTCGTAAATACGAGGCTCGCGGTGGCGGAGTTGTTGACAGTGTTGCGCCAAACCTCGGTACCGATGTAGTCCAGATCCACGGGGCGAGTGAAGCCGACGTCAATGCCAATCTGGCCGACCTCGAGCGTGACTGCCGTCGGCACCGCCGGAGCCACTGTGTCTCCGCTGATTACACGGGTCGTCGTTGGTGCAGATGACTGCGGAGCAAAGCGCCCGTCGCGGGTCCGTGTGACCACCCTCAGGACGATAGTCTGTCCAGCCTCACCGCTGAATGTGTAGCTGGATAGGGGGGCGCGAACGGTCGTCAGGAACTCGTACGGCTGAGTATCAACAGATCGATAGATGTCGACTCCATCGTAGTCGGCATAATCGACAGGCGGCGACCAGCTGGTTTGAAGTTCCGTCGTAATCGAAGTGCCGGTTGCAACGGTCAGCTCGGTCAAGGCCAGATTGGTGACGTGTGGAACCACAAGGCTGTAGCTACCATCAGGCTGCGTGTACGAGCCGGTCCAGTCGTAGACCTCCGGAGCGTACTCGAAGCAACTGATCTTCCGAGTCATGTCGTTCGAGCCCATGTCGATGGCGTTGATTCGCCAAGCCTTGGTGACTTGTGCGTTTTCGCCCAACATGAAGTTCGAGAATTCAGCTGGCACGACCGGGAATCCCGGCGACACAGTCACGATCGAATGGGTGCCTGCGCCAGTCGTGACGTCGCGGGTTTCGATCGCGTCCGTCTCATAGGCCGTATACGAGGCTCCGGCACTGAAGGACGGGGTGGTGTCAAGGAGCACCCCACCCGCATGAAAGCCAGACACCTGGTAATCGACCCCAGCGACGATCAGCCGATGGATGTTCGTCTGCCCGGCATAGCCGCTCAGGGTGACGACGTTGCCCGAAACGGCTGACACCGTGCCCGTCAGACGGGCCAGGGCGCTAAAGTGCACCAGAAGCTTGTACGTCGGGCCTGCGACCAGGGCGACGGGACGATCCAGCTTGATAGAGGTCGTCGTAGAACCGCTCTCAAGACGCCCACCGTAGCTCCACGCGGGCTGGTCATGCTGCACCAGAATGGTGTCACCCACCGTACAGGCAATGGCCTCGATGGGCGCTTCGAAGCTACAGGTGGACTGGACGTACTTGTTTAGCTTGAGCTGGAAGATGCCTTCCTTGGTCGCACGCTGGGCATCAGTAATGCCGTAGAGCGTAAAGTTCGCCGTAGTCTGTTTTGCGTTCGGGCTGGCCGTCGAGTCGTACACCTTGATGGTGTGCTGCTTGTAGTTGTCCTCCTTGTCGAAGTAGTTCACCTCGACCTCGTTAGCGCGGTTCTCAATCCCGCTCCAACTCTGGTTAAAGGACCCCTTGATGATGTTGCCAACCGCAAACATCATGGTGGGAGCTGTTGGCTGCTCGATAGCGACGGCGTACTTTGTACCGATACGCAGCATGCGGGCGTGGCCTGCCCGGAACACATACTGCATGGCATCCCAAAGGGACTGGGAGGCGTCAAGAACGCCGTCGAACGTCAGACCGGCCGAGTCGCAGTAGTCGCCCCATTCCTTCCAGCGCTCGATGTCGATGCGATTTGCTTCGATAGCCGCGCCGTAGCGGGTGTTCGTAAGCATGTCGAAAACGACCCATGCCGGGTTGTTGCTCGGGCCATCCTTCCAGCCGGTGCCCGTCCAGTACTTGATCACGCGGCCCTGATTCAGGTACGTGACGTTCGGGAGACTCGAGAGCTGATCCGTAAGCTTGATCTTCAGACCGACAAGGGCCGTATTTCGGTAGGCCACCTTGTCGTTGACGATTTCGGTGTAGTCACTCCAAACGACCTTGTCGCGCTGCTTGTCGGTTTCCGTTTCGGCATTCGTACGACGAACCCGAACCTCGTAGGCTCCCTCACTGAGAGTGGGCGAGTACACGCTCCATCGGTATGGGGACGTTTTGTCCAGCGTGATACTCAGGGAACCGCCGTACTGGCCGTCCCGCTGGAGGTAGCCCACAGGCTCACCGCTTCGGTAGATTACGCCGTCGACGACCGTATCGCCCGGGGTCAGCGCCGGTGAAACGATCTCAGGGTTGGACCCCAGGATGTCACCGGAAGGGTTGTAGTTGTTGAACCCGTAGTAGACGTAATTGTTGGAGTACCCGGCAGGCTCGGTACCAGGCACGAGTGTCGTCCAGTCCGACGTCCCTACCTTTCGATACTGGGCCTCGAGAGTGACGGTCACCGTCTTTCGGCGACCCTTGTCATCGACCAGCCAAATGCCCGTAGGAGCGACGAAATCGAGCCGAAAGCGGTCAATGACGTTAAGGCCCGTGTAGGTCGACCACCCGGTACCGATCGTGACGCCACGGCTAACTGACGCCGTATTCGCCTCAAACCACTCAATGGGTTCCTGCGTTTTCGAACCGAGGCGAATGTCGGTCTCGACAGCCTGGAAGTTCGCAATGGGCTGATCGTTGACCTGAATATCGGTAATGGCTGCCACCGGGCCTTCGCCCGCGTTGAGCAGCATGTACAGGTACTGGGTATCGCCCGTGTTCCGTACATGCATCGAGATGATGTTGCCCGCCATCCGGAACGCGCCGTAGCAGACGGGAACCTTGACGCCCTCTCGCGAGGTGTTCTTCGCCCCATCAATGCCGTAGGTCGGCGAATCCGACATGTCGTCGTTGCTTGCAAGTGTCGGTGGCACCAGCGCGTTGACGAGCAGTGTGGTTCCAACCACGAGGGCGGCAGATGCTGCGTAGAACGCGGCACTACCTGCGGTCAACGTGGTTCCGAGGTACCACTGACCCGTCGCGATGATGGCGACGGTCAGAACAAGGCGCAGAATGTCCTTGCCCGAGCCGCCACCTTCCGGAAGCTGCGAAAGCGCAAGACACGAACCCTCTGGAATAATGGTCGAGTCCCAACTGTCAGCGGAGACTACTCCGCCGTTGAGACAAACAATGCTGGAATCCGGGTCGAGGCGACCGCTGAGCGCAGCCGCAACGGTCATCCCATCACGCCACTCAATCAGCGAATCCTCGTGATTGTGCGGCTCGAAAGGGTTCTTGATGTCGAGAAACTTGATGAATCCGACGGGAGTCAGCCTTTCGCTGACGGCGGTGAGCTCAGTAGTCATAGTAACCAATCACCTTGTTGCGCCAGGTATCGAACCGCTCGACGCAAACGCCGCCCGAACGCTCCCAGCAGTGGATCATCTTTCCGTAAGGCAGGAGGTAGCCGACGTGCAGCTTCCCCAGCAGCTTGAAGACGACAACCACGCCAGGTTGCTCATCCGTCTTCTTCCATACCGTCATGCCCGATAGAATCTGGGCGTTCTCAGATCCCGCCTCAGGCCCTGTGGCGTAGTTCGGGACCGCAATTCCTCTTCGTGCGTACATCTCGCGCACTAACCCATAGCAATCGAAGACGTCTGGACCTCGCCCCGCCTTCTGAAACGGCTTGCCAATTAGATCGGCGTAAGCGACCTCACCCATAGCGGATGCCTCGGTTCTGAATCGCCGGAAATCCACCGAAGTTGACGGTGTTGTTATGGGCGGCGCAGCCATTTGCGCCTTGCAGACTCAGATCACAACTTGGCAGCGCCCCGGTGTAGCCGCATTCCGCGCTCTTGTAGCGCCACGAGCACCGGTCCTTCATCTGGGTCCGACCCGGGAACTGTCGCGCAATTACCGACTCGGCCCCGAGTCGCAAAGTGATCTTCCATTCATTCGCTGATGCGCTCAGAACCTCGAAGACCTCCTCGATCTCCGCACCCGCACCCAGGTTGCCGGTGTTGGCAATGACAATCGTGACCCGACTTCCGGTGGCTCCGCCGTAGGTGTTCAGCTTCCCGAGAAGCACCTTCTGAAAGTCGACCGCCGACATCGAGATGTCAGGGATCGCTCCCGCCTCGTAGCGGAGCTCAATCGTGAATGGGAATGCGACGTACGTCTGTCCGCCAAACGTGACGTTCTCGCTGTTGTTGGCGATGTAGACGGTCTCGACGAAAGCCTGCGTCGTCGAGTCGTAGATCTCGATCTTGGCGAGCAGAATGAACGGAACGCTGGAGGCGAGCTTGTTCTTCTCGATAATGCTCGCGACGGATATGGCGCGATTAGGCATTACACCTGCTCCAGCGTGATATTCGTGATGTTCCAGCGGTAGTAGTTGCCGCGCCCCGTATACGTGTACTCAGGCTGTCCGACGAAGCGCACGGTGTAGACCGTGCTCGTAACCGGATCCGCCCAGGTGAAGGCGTCTGAACCACCCTTCTTGGCAGCAAAGAAGGCTTCGAATGCGGCCTTATCGGTCTGAGAGACGTCGGTAAAGCCGGTCTTAAATGTCTTGCGTGGAGCTCGCGTGTAGCGCGGTCGAGTAACGACGTAGCCGCCGTCGACCTCATGCCGCATTGCTGGGTCCGCCTGCGTATCAACTCGATATTTCGAGTCCTCCTTGGCGGTCATCGTGTTCGGTGGAAAATCTGCCATATAACCCTCGTAGTAT